GTTGGCTTGGGAATTGCTTGTTAGGTAAGGAAAAGTAATCGGTACGATTGAGTCGTGCCATTGGGATTACTTGTTGTGACTGAGCAAATTGAATTGCACGCATTGACATAGTAGAGCCAACGGTGCGGTTGTTTAGGCGATAATAGTTAAACGCCTGAGTAGTGTTAATGCCATAGTACTGCCATTGACGATCAGCTAATGTAACTGTTGGGAATGATTCCCAAGTAGTCCAAGTGATGCCGTCATCACTTACCTCGAAATCCAAATCATAAGTAATACTGCCAAGAGGAGCATAAGCATTAAAGCCAACATAGAATAACCTCGTCGCTTGAGAATAAGCTGCACCAAAATAGTTATCGAGTAATGTACTGGTTCCGTACTGATTAAGATCAGCGTTTGCACTTTGATCAAACATTGGAGGAACTGTTGTATTACTTACCGGCAGTGTGTCGGAGAACGTTGGATTAATAATGTAAATCCAGTTTGCCTCTAAAACATCAACGCAGTTGATTGGCATTGGAAGTACTTGCTGGTTTGTTTGAGCACCTAGAACCACAACCTCTTGTAGCCAGATATTAATGCCACGGTTTACAGAGTTTTGAAGCACATAAAATAATGCTTGTTTTCCAGCATCAATATATTCTGGGGTGATTTCTTCTGCTGTCTTACCAGCATCACGAAAAGCATACGAGATCAACTGATCTACGTTGATCTTTGTTTGATTATAGGTGCCAGAGTAGGACATTATTTTTTATTTCCGCGTTTTGTTTTTCCGCCTTTTTTAAGCAGTAACAAATTGCCACGTATTTGTGGGGGCGCCATTTTTTTTAATTTTCCATCGACAGGAGAAGTCATCATGTCAGTTGGTTTTTTATATGGCATTTCCACTGGTTCCATAATAGTATTATCTGGAGCACCCATAGCCCGATTTAAATTAACATCTGGTGTAGCTGGGCGTGGAGCTCTTTCAAACGCCGTGGGTTTACTAGGATTTTTTTTAAGATAAGCAGTAAGGTCATCCATAGTAACATCGCCACCGGCTTGATAGTGTTTACCTTCACAAGCCATCTTGGTGTTTTGTTTAAAGTCTTTCATATTAACGTCCTCGGCCTGCGGCCCGTTTCATTACTTTATTAGGTAGCTTGTTGGATGCAAAGCCCGACTTAACAAACTCTTTGCCAACCTTTTTAGGAATGCCTAAGGTGCTCTTGCCTTCAGCTGCGGCATACATAGCACCTTGTTGTGCCTTTGATTTAATTGGCATGATTAACAGCTCTTTTTAACTTTACCACCACGTTTTTGCATTGGCACGCCAGCGTTTGGTCTCATTTCTGGGTGATTAGCATATTCTTTCAGTATGTCTTCCTGTGACTGCATTTGTGGCAATCCTTTAGCTTGTGCGGCGTACTGCATATCTGCGTTACTAAGTCTACCACCACCTAATCCTGCTGCCACACCAGATTGCATGGCGGCACCACCAATACCACCGGCGCCGGCGCCTTGCATTGCTGCAGCGGCCATTGCTTTTTTCTTGGCAATCATGTCCATACGTTCTTTTGCAATACGGTTCTGTTCTGGTGTGCCCATTACATTGTCACGTAACGCAGTTCCAGCGGAACCAATAGCATTTCCAGCTGCCCGCATTGGGTCAAGTAGCGCATTGGCATCTGCCATTGGGCCACTCATACCACCATCGGCCATTTTCTTTACAGACTTACCACCACAAAATTTAGCGGGTGTGTTTGCAGGCTTACCAACGGGGGCGCTTTTTGCCGTTGCCTTAGTTGGCTTAATTTGTTTTACTTTTTGAATTGCCTCTATGTCGCCAGATTTTTTCTTGGCTTCGTATACATTAGTTACGTTACCACCAGCTTTGTATTTTTTAACGGTTCCGCAGTCTTTCTTAGCACGGCCACCTTTACGTAATTTGGATAGGTCGGTCTTTTCACCAGGGTGCTCTTGCTTATCATGCATGCCGATTGCTTTTTTAACAATCTTTTTATCTAGAGCAGTATCAGCTTCATCTACCGTTTTACGATCGCGCTTAGTAAAGTTTTTTACTTCACGTTGTACTGAGCCGCCTTCTTTAAAGCACTGTATTTTAGGTAATTTGGTAAAGCCTTCCATGGTAAATCCTCGAGGTTAAGTTGTTGATTGGATTGATCAGATCCTATATACATTAATGCATAAAATCAGGCATTTACGCCCTAGATTCCAGTTAAAAACAATGCTCTTTCACGCTTACGGCGGTTTTCTAATACCGCTGGTTTGTTCCACATCAGTATCGCGTCAGCCGCGCCCGCGTAGTCATTTACATTGAGACGCTTTACTACGGTAGACTTCTTAAACTGAGTCTCGCCTATATTGAAGCAGAGGCTGTATAGGGCGTCGTATTGAGGTTGTGTGAGGGGTACCCTTACCGAGTTGGCTACGGCCTCGTCACACCACCTTAAATCGCTTTCTAGGAGTTTATCTACGTCTTCTTGAGTAAGCGTTGCCTTCATTAGGTGTGGCTCGTTGGATTTGATGAGATGGCCTACGCCAATCGTCCATAGCCCCTTGCTGTCCTGGTACGCCCTGTATCTGACGCCCTCTTCCTTGGTTATAAAGGATAGAGTCGACTTGGCTATTGCCATGATGTTCTCTTCTATGTGTGTATAGCGTTCGGTTAGGTGAATGGCCGCAAATATGCCTACCACCCACAGTACCGCTACAATTGATCTGTTCATAAATACTCCTTATTCCAAACCACTGGATTGGGGATTATATACTACTTGGCTACTTGGTCGTATTGGGTGTAGCAGGCTTCGAGGGCTGTGCGGATGATGTCGGCTCTGGCAGCTTCCCTTGTAAGAAAGATTGCATCATCGGAGTAAAGGGTTGCCCCAGTGCAACTCTGTCCATTGCTGGTAATCGTTGCGGGCCGGCTGGGGCGCTTGCGCAACTCGCTAATAGCATCAAACAGCTTAGAGTTAATAGCAGCGATCTGTTCATCTTTGTTTTTCCTTATTACGTCTGTGGCAGTCTGGTGGGCTTGTTCTTGCTTACGAGCAAGCTCAGTCTGCTCTAGTTTATATTGGTTAAATACCGCCGCCTCTAGCTTGTGGCCTAGCGTAAAGCCACCGCCAAAAGATAGCGCTATGGCTACGGCGATTCCGATTAAGAAGTATGGGTTTAGTCCAAACATTATACGAACCTAATAGTAAAGGCAAAGGTTGCCGGGAAGTTCTTAATTAGCGCTGTATTGTCGTGCCACTGGTCTGGCGTAATGAACGCTGGGTCAACCAACGCACGAATATTGTGCCCAAAGTTTAGGATCATCATCTTGCCAAAAACATAGTGGTATGAGTTGTACTGCCACAGGTTATGACCTTCAACACGGATGGTGCCGGGGTGTGTCTCGTTGCAATTAATATCACCAGCGTATGACATGCCGCTTGATCCGTCAATAAACTTGACATTAAAGCCGTAGAATGGATTACGCCAGAGCCACTGAACCTTAGACCACCAGCATGGGTTGTGCTCAGCGCGGAATGTTTGGTCGCCGTCTAGGCTGTTGTCTGGCGTCTGAAACCATGATAGGAACGAGAACAGGCGCGGGCCTGATTGCCAAACCGTAGCGTTGTTGCACCAGCCAATTTGGGTGGAATACATGATGCCAATGATGAATGCTAACGGGAATGTAAGAATAGTCCCGATCAGGTTAACTGGCACCAATACAAAGGCGTATAACAGTTTGTTCATTTTTTGTCCAGTGGTAGTGTTGTCACGAAGCGCAATACAGCGCAGGTAATGCCAATCGTGATCAGTATTACTCCGTAGTATTTTGGGTCGATGATGTTCTGCACGTACGAGAAGTTTTCATACACTGCGCCGACTATCATTAAAGCCAACGAGAACCACATGGTCTTAGAGTGCATTGCACCCCGAGTAGTGCGTCTCATTTTCTGGTTTCTAGTTCCATAACGCGGTCCATCTTGTCTTCTAGCCGGTGCAGTGACTTGAGCACTTCGTTCCACCGGTCGTTGAAGTCTTCCTTTGACACGTATTTTGATGGCAGATCCTCGCGCAGTTTAGCTACGTCATTTTTAAGTTCCTGAACCGCAGTCCAGAGTTCTCTGCAAAACCAACCGAGCACTCCGCAAACGATAGGGATGAATATGTTGAATACTTGTTGTAAGTCCATAGTTAGGCCGTGTAGGTGCCAGAGGCTGTGTATTTAAGAATAGTATTAGAACCGCTGGTTGTGATTGTTGGGCTGCCTGTGTATGTGCCTGTGTAGCGTGTTGTTGGGATAGATAAAATAACAACGCCAGAACCACCAGCGCCGCCGGGATTACTAACGCCACCGCCAGATCGCTCTGAACCACCACCGCCTCCGCCAGTATTTGCTGTACCAGCAGTACCTATACCACCAGATCCAGCTCCACCACCACCTGATCCGCCTGCTCCCGGTGTTCCTCCAACTGCACAAACTGTAACTGCTGAACCACCACCACCACCAGCGTAAGTTACTGCGGAACCTGTAATGCTTGATGAAGAACCTGCGCCGCCTGCTCCGCCAACTAATCCAGACCCAGCTCCACCAGCAGCACCAGATCCACCACCACCGCCTTGTCCGCCGTTTGGAAGTTGTCCTGCGCCGCCCGCATTTCCTTGACCTGATGTTCCACTAGCCCCAGCGCTTGCCAATCCACCGCCACCGCCGCCTGAGCCACCAGATGTTGGGACTTGTCCTGAAACATATCCACCACCACCTCCACCACCGACTGCAGTAGTTAATCCTGTAATAGAAGAGCTTGATCCACTGCCACCCGTATAACCACCATTTCCAGCGCCCGCAGTGCCTCCTCCTCCAACAGTGACTGTATAGACTGATGATTGCAAAAGATTAGTAGTTCCTGATACAAAACCGCCAGCTCCACCACCTCCACCGACAAACGCCCCACTACCGCCACCGCCGCCAGCAACAATTAAATACGATACTGTGTAGCCTGCGCTTTTAACCGTTGTCCATGCGCCAGCAATATAACCCTCAATACCTAACACAGAACCATCTGTGTTGTATCGAATCATGCCGTTAATTGGGCTTGCTGGACGTTGTGCTGTCGTGCCAACTGGCAGAGTAACGGCGCCAGTTGAATTAAGCGTTACGTTCTGATCTGTACCAATTGTAAGAGCAGCCGCACCACTAGTTTGTAGTTGCAATGCGCCACTGTTGTCAGCAGTCTCTACAATGCCTGTTGAATTTGCGTTGATAGTTGTCGTCATGCTGTATAAGTTCCGCTTGATGTGAATGTAATAATTGTGTTTGAGCCAGATGTTGTAATGGTTGGCGATCCAGTTGTTGTTCCTGAATAGTTTCCAGTAGGCACAGAAATAATGATCACACCAGAACCGCCAAGACCACCGCCATATCCCGTAGCAATGTAATATGAACCTGCTCCTCCACCGCCACCAGTATTAGTTGTGCCAGCAGAACCAGCACCTGTACTTGATCCATTTCCACCACCACCTGCACCGCCAGTGCCACCAGTGCCACCTAAATAAGTTCCTCCGCCACCACCACCTGCACGAGTTACGGATGTTCCTGTAATTGAGGATGCTGAACCTGCTCCGCCATTACCACCTGCAACAGCACTTCCATCAGCACCAACAGCACTTGCTCCTCCACCACCGCCACCACCATAAACTCCGCCAATATAACCTGTACCTCCAGCACTTCCTTGACCAGAAGTTCCAGCATATCCAGCGACAACACAACCGCCGCCACCTGAACCACCAGAACTTCCTGCTAAACTTTGTCCTCCACCACCGCCACCACCTATAGAAGTTAAAGTGGTAATTCCCGTTCCTGAAAAAACAGAATTTGTTCCCTGAACGCCAGCGCTTACTCCACTTACACCGCCAGTACCACCACCACCGACTGTTGCTGTAAAAACAGTACCGCCAGTAAAAGTAGCAGATGCAGTTAAATATCCACCTCCGCCTCCACCTCCACCATAAGCAGTACCGCCACCACCTCCGCCAGCAACAACTAGATAAGATGCTGTGTATGTGTATGAACCCGTAATTGGAGCCCATGCACTATTAATGTAACCTTCTAATAGGTTATAGCCAGTGTTGTACCGAATCATTCCGTTTACTGGAGATGCTGGGCGTTGTGCTGTTGTGCCAACTGGGATGCCTAATGCGCCAGCGCTGTTGGCTGTGATGTTTTGTAACGTGTCAATGGTAAGACCGCTGACACTATTTGTCTGCAGCACCAACGTGCCAGTGCCGTCCGCCGACTTGGTAATCGACGGGACTCTGTCAACTGCTGTACTCTTTACGTTAATGGTCGATGCCATTGATTATCCTTAGCTAGACCACTGTTCAATTGGTGCAGTAGGGAATACTGGGTTTTCTACTGGGTTAACCGCCAAGTTGCGTACAGTGCTACGGTAGCTAATAAAGGCTGCCTGATTAACTAGATATGGGTTTGACTTGGTAGGATCGCCAACGTCAGCAATAGAAGTCCAGTCGGTAGAAGCTAAAATTCCAGAAGCCTTTTGTTTGCACTGAGCAATTAACTCTTCGGGCGTTGGGGGTGGTACATATGGAGCAATAAATACTCCATCAACATAAGTCCATCCAATGCCCGCTGTGTCTGATTGAACAGCGATGATTGGTGCTTCAAATCCGGGAGGGGGATTAGAAGGAGCTGTATCGTAGTCGATGATGTTAACGACTGCTGTTAGGTCAATAATTGCGTATCTTTGTGTCATAATAAAATCCTAGAAGTATGCGTAAACAAGAATTAATCCTGCGCTACCTGCTGCACCAGCATAACCACTAGTCCCTGCCGCACCGCCAGTGCCTGCGCCGCCAATTGCATAAGAATAAGTTGCTGCAGGGCTAGTAATAATTGCATTTATAAATCCTCCAGACCCACCACCGCCGCCTCCATAACAACCTGCAGCTCCGTTTGTTCCGCCGCCACCGCCTCCAGAACCACTGTTTGCAACAGATGCGCCACCAGCGCTATTTGCACTGCCGTTTCCGCAACCTCCAAAGGGGCTTGCCCCACCAGTTCCGCCAGAGATAAATGATGTGGTGTTATTGTTTGCCCAAAATCCAGAACCAAGATTTCCAGTTAAGGCGTATCCAATCATTCCAGAAGCAAGAGATCCAGCGCCTACTTGAGATCCTGTTGCAAGACCCCTGCCGCCAGAACAACTTGCTCCTCCAAAAGTAGAAGTTCCAGCTACTACTCCGTCGGCGCCTCCTCCAGCTACACCGCCGCCACCGCCACCGCCACCACCGCCGACCATTAAAACCTGTAAATACTTAGCACCAGTAGGGGTTGTATAAGTACCAGAACCGCTTGTATATGTAGTTAGAGTAGGCGCTGCTCCAGTACCAGTTGAAACAGATTGCCACGCACTACCAACATACTGATCAAACAGACCTGTTGTGGTGTTGTAGCCCATCTGACCAACTGCTGGTGAGGCTGGGCGAGTGGCTGTTGTCCAAGACGGGAAGAATCCCCCGTTTGTGCCGTCGACTAAAAATGTCATGCTGTTTCCTTATTCTATATTTACAACAATGGTGTTATCTTCTAACGCCTCGATCTCATGCCACTCGTTGGCAGTTAAATCGACAGCATCGTCTGTTGGCGTTAAGATTAATTCTAAATTCTCTTTGCGTATTACACATGAGCCCAATAAGCACATTGTTGCGTGGTTGTACTCATGCTCATGTCTTGGCAATCCCTCACCCTTATTCAGAACAAAATCACTAACTTTTAATCCTTTATAGAAGAAAAGTTTTCTGATTGTGGCTGGGATTGTCATCTTATTATACCGACACAACACCTGAGGTTACTGGAACCCAAGATAGAGTTGCCTCATCCCACTCATAGGTTTTGCCGTCTGTAGGATATGGCACTGGGGCTTCCCAAAGGAATGTAGTTGTATTCAATATCCATGATGGATAAGGTTGGGGTGCATAAAATACACCAACATTACCGTTCAATGTGTAACTGGGGTCGTACGTGTAGCCAATGCCAGCGTAGTTAGCACGAAGGGCTTTAGACTGATCTGGATCAGGCTCTGGTGGATTGCTGTTAGGAATGTAGTACACGTTGCCGTAAG